AACTTCTCGTATGAGGATGTTGTTGAATACCTTGATTCGGAAGGCGTGGAATGGGAAGAGAAGGACGGTGTGATCTATATCCTTGATCCCGTTGAAGAAGCGGACATCACGGTTGAGATGGAAGAAGACGAAGAGATTGAAGAAGAGATTGAAATAGAAAGCGAAATGTTGAACGAAGCCGCTGCCAAGCGTAAGATCGTGGTACGCAAGGGCAAGAAGCGCATCATCTTCAAATGCGCGCCTGGCTTCAAAAAGAAAGGACCGCGCACTTGCGTGAAGCGTCCCGCTTCTCAACTTCGTAAGATGAAACTGACTGCCAAGCGATCCGCTCGTAAGGCTCGTGGAAAGAAGGCTAGTGCAAGACGAAAGCGTAAACTGTCTCTGCGGAAGCGACTCACATTCGGGCTGCGACCGCGAAAGAAGAGGTAAACCATGATTCAGCATGAGCAGACCGACAGCGGTGGGTCTGTAACGGTGAAAAGCCCAAGCGGTAGTGCATGGGTTTCGTATACGGTATCAAACAGCGATAACGCACTGGCTTTGCAGTGCAGAGTTTCCCGTGCCTCCCGAGCAGAACTCTCAAATGCCGTTGTGGAAAGTCTTGTGGAGAAACACACGCCTGTGGTGCTGTGGGTGGAAGCACCACACACGGAGACACGGTATCGCCCAAAGTTTGGTGGATTGTTCAAGTGTTGGAGCAATTCCGATGAAGCGGTTTTTGCTGAAGCGTTTGCTGCGCGAGAAATGTTCAGCCGTATATGCACACTGTCTTATGCCATGCGTAACACGGACATCATACGAGAAGACAGCGGAGAACTGAAGTTCTATGATTACCACTCTGTGCTGAAGGAAATTCGTTCCAAGACCAAGCCCTTTGAGTTTTTGAGCATCAAGGAAGAGTGTGATTACAGCATCAAGCGTGCCTCTATTGATGTGGTGGAGTCTGTGGTCAGTGCAGCACAAGCCTCTCTGCAAACACTCACCGAAAAGAACAGTCGCCGTTTCGGTGACGCACTGACGCGATTGGAGCAGATGCAGTCGCGTGAACACGGCTTTGACACACGATACTCGTACATACAGGAAGCCACCGTTTCGGTGCTGCTGCCAGCGGTGGTCACTTTGGGAAATGCACACCCGTTCACGAAATCGGTATTTGAGGTATTTTCTTCTGCGGCTTCAAAATACACCGAAGCCTGCCATGAGTTTCTGACAGAGTACGACGAAATAATCAGAGAGTGCGAACAAGATGACTGAATCACCCCTACATACCAGAAGGAGAACACTATGACGGACATGAGACAATATCTTGCTTGGGTCAAGCAACAGCAACAGAACAACCCTGCATGGCGGGACGCAAATGTGTGGCAGAACCGCAATCAGTCGCCAGTTTCGCAGCCCAAGCCAAAGGCACAAAACTCTTTGCCTGAAGGCGCGGAAATAGTTGAGGAAAAGCCAGAAGAATAACAATGAAGACTTTTTGCCATGAGTTCGTGAGCCTCAACGAAAATATCGAAAGCGTTGAAACCCCGCAAGGCAGGAGATACCGCACTCCTGACGGAATATTTCCGTCTGTGACCACCGTTACAGGGTGGAAGAAGCGGGCATTTTTTGCAAAGTGGCGGCGAGACAACCCCGAAGAATCCAAGCGAGTACTGTCCCGTGGCACGAAACTCCATTCGATCATTGAAACCTATCTCCGCAACGATCTTGCGCCAACTGCGCTCACGGAGGGCGCAGGAACGAGCGAGGTCGATCTGTTTGTGTCCATGCGTGAAGACATCAATCGTATTGGGACGATCCACGCCATTGAAGTGCCGCTGTGGTCCAAAAAGATTGGTTTGGCTGGCAGGACGGACTGCATCGGGGAATTTGACGGAGTACCGTCCGTCATTGATTTCAAATCCGCGAATTACCCAAAGTCCGAAGATGCAATACAGGACTACTTCATGCAGGCTACTGCCTATGCGCTCATGTGGCAGGATCTCACGGGTCGCGCTTTGCGAAATATTGCCATTCTGATCGGGGTGGAAGACGGTGGATGCCAAGTGTTCACAGCCGACCCGATGGACTATGTGGAAGCCCTTGTGGACGCAATTCGCCTATACCGCGAGGAACAGGCTGTCCGAGTTTCCTAAATATGGAAGCGGAGGAAGCCAGTGATACGATTCAACAAATATTTGAGTGAAGCCGTCAAAGCCTCGGGTGGCAAGAATGTCCACTTGGAGCACTTGGAGGGCGAAATCCTCAACAACGGCTACGCTGGATTCGAGAAAGCCGTACAGTCGGTTCGTGGTGTCAGGGACGCACTGGCTGCAAACGGGCCAAGCAGCCACGAAATTCCGGTGAAGTGGGACGGCGCACCTGCCATTATCTGCGGAACCGATCCGTCCACAGGAAAGTTTTTCGTGGGCACGAAGAGCGTGTTCAATGTGACACCCAAACTGAACTTTACTCCTGCGGACATTGACGCGAACCACCCGTCACCTGGTCTGAACGAGAAACTGAAACTCGCGCTGCAATACTTGCCCAAACTGGGCATCAAGGGTGTATTGCAAGGCGATCTCATGTTCGACAAGTCTTCGCTGCTCCGCACGAAGATTGACGGCAAGACCGTGCTGACATTCACGCCCAACACCATTACCTACGCCGTTGATCCTGCAAGCGCGTTGGGCAAGCGCATCTCGTCCGCGAAGATGGGCATCGTGTTCCACACCGCATACGAGGGCAACAGCCTTGCAACTGCCACCGCAAAGTTCAATCCTGACTTGAGCGGACTGCGGCAGACGCGAGATGTGTGGTTTGACAATGCCACCCTGCGCGTGGCAGACGGCAGCGGCTTGTTCTCGGCTGAGGAGCGTGAGAGCGTGGAAGCCGCGATTGCGGGGCTTGAATCCACCGCCGCACAACTAAAGTCCGTGATGACCGCAATCTCCAAGAATGTGGGAGTCCGTGACGCAATCAAGATGTATGTGAACTCTCTTGTGGCACAGGGAACTCTCACCTCCCATGCCGATGTAAACGATATGCTTGCGTTCCTTGGCGCAAAAGCACAAGCCAAGCGCAAGACCAAGATGACCAAACCCACTCCGTCAATGGAGTGGATAAAGCGCAATCGCAACCAGATCGCTCGGGTGTTTGCCCTACATAATCAGTTGGCACACCTGAAACTGGTCGTGGTAAAGAAACTCGCATCCCTGTCCGGCAAAATCGGGACTTTCATCCGTGACGGCAAGGGTTACCGAGTCGCCTCACCAGAGGGATTCGTAGCCATTGATCGGATGAGCAATCAAGCGGTGAAACTCGTAGACCGCCTTGACTTCTCGCGCAGCAACTTCACTGTGCCGAAGACATGGAGCAAAGACTAACGAGCAGTTGGTGTCGGAAGTGCAATATCGGAGGTGATCCCCGTGGCAAAACAGGTTAGAGGTAAATCTCAGTCTGCGCGACCAGGCAAAACCATCGTGGTTGCATTTGGTCGCTTTCAGCCACCAACTTCCGGTCACCAACTGCTCGTTGACACAGTGGTTGCCGCTGCAAAGAAACACGGCGCAGAACACGCCATGTTCAGCAGTCGCACCAACGATCCCAAAAAGAACCCACTCACACCCAAGCAGAAGTTTCACTACTTGAAGAAGTTCTTTCCTGAAGCCAACTTTATTGACAATCCCAAAATCAAAAATCCGGTGGATATGCTGTATTGGTTGGCTGATCAAGGCTATGACCATGTGCTTATTGCGGGTGGGCAGGATCGTGCGGGAGAATACGATGCCTTCAAGAAGTTTATGAGTCCAAGCACGAAGGAACCTCTCAGACTGAAATCCGTCAATGTAATCAGCGCAGGGCAACGCGATCCTGACGCGGGTGGTGTGCAAGGCATGAGCGCGTCCAAACTGCGGGCTGCGGTGGCTGCAAACGACATGGCAACATTCAAGAGCGGAATGCCCCGCCGCGCAAACGCAACCGATGTGCGGGCACTGTTCAAGGACTTACAGAAGGGAATGCGAACCGTGCGTAAAGAATCCATTGACTATTCTGAAATATACTCTGCTGCGGCAGCGCGGCTGGTGGAGAGCGACAAGCACAAGCGGCGACCGCCCACACCGGGTCAAACCGGCGGCTTCTCCAAGCACAGCACACAGTTCCCAACCCCTCCGTGCAAGATAGACGAAGACCTGTCGCGGTGGTTCAAGGAGAAGTGGGTAAACATTGGCGGAAAGAAAGACCCCAAGACAGGGCAGTATCCGCCCTGCGGTCGTGGTGACACCTCCAAGGGCAAATACCCCAAGTGCCGCCCAAGCCGCCGTGTCAGCAGCGAAACCCCTGAAACGGCAAGCGAGATGAGCGACAAGGAAAAGAAGCGGGCTGTAATTCAAAAAAGGCGGGTTGAGCCAGAGACTGAACGGAGCGGAAAAGGCAACGCTCCCCGCATGACCAGCCACCTGAAGAAAACTAAATAAAGGGACAACAGGAGACTCCTATGGAACCAATGGGCAAGACCCCCGCCATCGCATCCAAACTAAACACCCTGCTCCGCATGGGCTTGGTGTCCAAAAACAATGTGCGCCGCGCAATGACCCTTTTTGCTGACCCCGAGAAGGCACTTAAGAATCCGGCGTATCGGATGCTCATGCAGGAAATCCTTGTGGATGTGGTGGATCGTGTGCTGAACAACAAGAGCCTGTACGCCACGATGCGTGCATCTCTGTCCAAGGAACCCGCTACCGTGATTGAAGGCGTGGAGAAGGAGCGGGAGAAGACTCTTCTCCGCAGCGGTTTGGTAAAGAAAAAGGATGTGCTTGCGGCTCGCCGTGCCCTTGAGTCGCCGCAGAAAGCCAAGAGCATGGGCGCGTCCAAGGTGTATCGGGACATGATGATCACCATGTTGGACAGCATGGTGAAGAAGATCACCGGTTCTCCTGTTCTGTTCAATGCGTTCAAGGCTACGCTTGGCAAGGAAACAGTAGAGGAGTCCTTTGAGGTTCCCACCACTGAAGGCTTGGATATGTTCTGGTTGTGCGAAGACGCACAAGCCCTCATGGAGAAGAACAAGCCCACGAAGCCAGACCTGTGGGCGCGTGCCAAAGCCAAGGCTCGTGCCAAGTTTGATGTGTATCCCTCAGCCTACGCCAACGGATGGGCTGTGAAGTGGTACAACGAGCAGGGTGGCGGATGGAAGAGCGTCAGCGAAGGCAAGACATTCTTTGGTCTGCGTGCTGAACTTGATGAAGCCAAGTGGGAAGGCTCTCCTGCTCAAGCCCGACTAAACAAAGCCAAAGCAGATTACGAGAAGAATGCCGCGGAAGTCAAGAAGCCTGTTCCGCCCGCGCGTGGCTCCGTCCACCCGTTGGCACGGCAGGACAAGAAAAGCGGCAAGATGTATTGGGCGGCAGATCGCCGCAAGAAGGCAGGCAGCGGCAGTAAGCGTGCCTCTGATGTATCGGATCAACGATCAGGTTCAACCAGCGAATAAAGCGAAAAGGGAAGACACATGAGCGAACACAAGCGATTCAAGGCGTTCCGCAGCACACTAAACGAGAGTGAATACAAGGAAACCCTCACGGGCTACCCCAATCGTGGCATCGAC